ACTATCACCATATTGGGCAACTACACCTTCCCAAACCACATCATGGTCAAGGTGGATGAAGAAGGCCGAGTCACTAAGATACCATGAACGCTCTAGGGCTAGGCACTCGGCATAAGTGTTTACCTTTGTATAATCAACGTTGTCAATACGGACGTTTGAGATTAGCGGAGTGGACTTGATGAGGCTTTCGTCAGGGGCTCCAAATGTCGTTACCCACCAATCAGCAAGTGTGTAGGTATAGGCCATTGAGACGATAAAACTGTCAACGTAGGCAAAAGCGATAAACTTTGATGTGTTTGCTATTGTTATTAGGAGCATTGTGGGCCTATACTGTAGACATAGGAGATAGGATGATGAGTTCCATTTTTCAGGTGATTACATTGGCTTGGTCTTTGAGTGGTGGGCAGTATCTTACTAACGCCACGGCTTATGAGAACTACTTCTTTGAGAGTAGCAATTACTTTGTAGACATAGATTTTGAGCTTCAGATTCCAATCTCTCTTGTTAAAGGAGGAACGGAAATGTTCTACATAGGCTCGTCTATTGAGAATCAATTCATAAAAGCTCCAAAGTTCTGGGGTATGGCTCCAAGATATGATGAGTACATCTTTAATGCCGGAGTTAGATTTTTTGAACTTGAAATAGGCTTTGAACATATGTGCTTCCATCCCGTAATGGTATCAAGTCTTCCTACAACAAAGTACTTCTCAAGCTATGATAAGATATATATATCTATTGACGGAAAAATGTAATCACCATTCTATTATAATAGCACCGCTACCACCGTCACCACCATTTGTATCGGCTCCAGCGGCCCCACCACCACCACCACCACCATAGCTATACCCATCAGTGCCACTTCCTACAATTGTACCACCCACACCACCTGCTCCACCACCAGTAGCTCCAGCAGTTGTTGTTGCCCTAACCCCGCCGCCGCCAAGTCCCATATTTCCACCACCACCAGCTCCTGGTCTACCAGCTCGCTGGCCGCCCTCACCACCAACAGAACTCAGTGCGCCAGTAAATGTGGTTGTTCCTCCTGTCCCGCTAATTAAGCCAATTGATCCGCTACCACCAGCACCAATGCTATATGATATTGATGAACTAGGAGTCACAGAAATATACGAGACATTGAACGCACCCCCGCCACCGCCGCCACCGCCAATTGTTCCTCCAGTTATACCATCACCACCCCCGCCACCGCCGCCAATTGTGACAACTTTTATTTGGTATACATCAGTTGGGACAACCCATGAAGTGCCAGAAGTAAGAACAACACCACCCCTAGGTCTATCATAATAAATGCGCCTAGTGCTAAATAGCGTTTTCCTTGTTGCTATCACACCCATTAAAACAGCCAATGCCTCATCAAACAAATGCAAGTTGCCACTACCATCATAATATCCGCCATAGGCATTTGACCAAGAAACCCCGGTGAGATTGGCAACAAAAGCCGCCGTAGCAGTAGCACCAGCGGGAGTGATTTTGACATAGTTGGAAGCAGACCCAGTAATGGAAGTATCGGTAGTCGCCTTGTATGCAACGCCACCGACGACAATAATAGTACCTTCTCGAATCGTCGAACCGTCCACAATCTCACGGCCCGTAAATGCGTCAAGTCTAGCCTCAAGTTGAGCAATGATAGCCTGATAGTCAGTGATAGCTACCGGCGCTGTAGGTGTGACAACGGAAACACGATCTAAAGACATTAGCGAGCCTCCAAAATGGTGAACGTAATTGCGTAATTGTATTTGTCAAAGGTTGGATTCCATGCGTCTGGCATCTCACCATAAATAGGCACTTCAAAGTCTGAATTGTCATCATTCAAATCCCAATATATAGGATTTCCAATACCAACGGAAACCAATGCTTCATTGATAAGATCAAATTGAGCCAGTCCACCATCTTTTTTATCTAGTGGAATCTCAATAGTCCTTTGACGCAAGGTTGGGGCACGGTTGGCCATGACTTGCCCCGTTGAGCTTCTGACCCTAGATGTTGAGTTTACAACAGGTAAAGATGGTTGAAAGTTTCGCCTACCAAAGTCAAATGCAACACCAATGCCAACACCATTGATCCTTAGATTTGTGGCCGTCGTAGTGGCTTCAATGTTTAAATATCTTCCTGTAACTGCTCCGGTATAAATCGCAACGACAGTTTCACCAATGGCGATAGTATCAGTGTAGACCGTAGCCAGTGCGGCATTCTGTATGGTGACGATTGCAGAAGTCGCGTTACAACCGGCAATGAACACGGTATCAACAGAAGTGTCAGCACCAAGGTCAACAGTCAAAGTATCTTCGTCTAGTGCAGAGATAAAAGGACGGTTCAAAAACGTGTCAGCAACGTTAGAAGCAGGGTAAGAAAGTGTTTCGTAAAGTGAGGTTATTGTTGCGCCAATGGCCAGGTTGTCAACAAGTGCTTTCATCGTTTTAGGCTCTTCATTTCTACTATCCCATTGTCAACTAGTTTTACTGTCTCCCGAGCCACTTTAACACTATCCCAGTAGATATTGATCGTCGAAGTCATTCCATCACCAGAATACCCTCCACCTCGAATCATTGCAAGCAAAGATTTCTGATCTTCCATGGTCAGCATCATCTCTCTAGAGTTAACCATAGCAGGAACATTATCGCCAGAAATTGAGTTACCGGGAACGATACCGCCTTGAGCAAGTTCGATTGCATTTAACACGCCAGCGGCGGTATAGGCTCCAGCGGCACCAGCACCAAGGATACCAGCGGATGCAAAGAACCCAGGCGCGGCTGGAGCCCCGACAACAGAGGCAATCGCCGCCCAAGCCTTCACAACATCAGCGGCCGCCATGGCAGTTAATTGGTCACCGATGCCCTTGATGATTGCGGCAATGGCTTGCAACGCACCTTTAGCAAGAGACTTCCAAGCCTGCTCATTGTTGTAAAGAGCCTCGCCGAGTGCTTCAAAGGTAGTGCCATAGATGCCTTTGAGTGTTTCTCCCATGGCCTTGGTAGTGTCGTCCCATTTCTTAGTTGCGGCGTCAATCGCTTCAACGTCATTCTTAAACTTAACTAGTGCGGCGTCTTGTCCCGACCACTTCTCCACCTCTTCGGTAATCGATTGAGCGTTATCAATGGTTTTGTCAAGTTCAAGGTTCGTAGCAAATGCCAATTGTTGAGTAAGGTTCATGAAGTCGGTAGTTTCACCGGTCATGTCCCGAACTTTAGTTACTCCCGAAAATTGATCTTCAATCAATGCAAGTTGAGTTGCGATACTACCGTTCTGCCAAGCTATAGCAGTCGCCATGGTTTCATTGACACTGGCGATTTGACGGTTAATCGCTAGTATCTTTGCGGCTTCTAGAGCCTCTTTTTTCTTTGATTCTGCCAGTATCCTAGCGGCCTCGGCGGCATCAACAGCGGCTTTAGCTGATGACCTAGCCAACTCTAGAGCAGTGGCAAACGATTTAGCATCGTCTAGTATTTCTTTCTGAGTTTTCTTGACACCGTAGAGCGTTGCGGCCCATTTGTTGATTGGTTCGTTAAGATCGGTCCATCCCTTGAGAGCATCCTTGTCCCATGTCAGTATGGCGGCAAGCATGTTGTTTAGGTCTTTCAAGGGACCTGCCAAACCCCTAGTGACACTGCCTAACCAAACATCAAAAGCATCGTTCAAGTTAGACTGACTACCAGCCAAGCTATCCATTTGCTTGACGGCCATGTTGAAGAACTTGCCACCTTCACCGGTCATGTTCTGGAAGGCTTGTTCAATCTGAGGGAAGCCGACGCCGCCTTCCTCAACGAGTTTGCGAAGCTCGGTGCCAGCCTTACCAGTAACCTTAGCAAGCTCTTCCCAAATAGGAATACCACGATTAGCGAATTGGTTGATGTCAACTGTCATCGCTCGGCCCTGGGTCTTGATGGTACCAAATAGGTAAGCAAGGTCACCAATAGGAATCTGCAATCCAGCAGAAACATCGGCAAGGGTTCGCATGGTTGGAATTAACTTGTCAGCTTCAATACCAAAAGCCGCGAGGCGCTTACCAGCATCGCGGACTTCAGCAAACTCTAACGGGGTTTCCTTAGCCAGGTCCCGCATTTCCTCGATCATATCTTTTGCGGCAGTGGCGGACCCAAGAAACACACCAAAAGCAATCTCAGCCTGTTCAGCGGCCTTGTTGTAATCGATACCCTTCATGGCAAGGTCAACTGCACCCCAAGCCAAGGCAACTAGGCTAACCTGTCTTATAAAATCCTTCTGGACATCAGCCATGGTGCCAAATGCTTTTTTGGCACCGTCTACGGACTTCTTCAGGCCAGAGTTGTCACCGTTGATTTCTACTAGCAGTTCACCGATGACACTCATGGACCCCCCTAGAAGAACGCCGAAGCATTCTTCTTCTGTTGTTGCTCAGTTACTTTTTTCCGTTCCTTTCCACCCAGGAACTCGTCAGGGTCTTTCCAGTTTGTATACGCAAAGTTGCAAATAGCCATAACCTTAGCTCTTGCTTTTTCAATCTTGTTCCATTCGCCTATCATGTTGATAAGTTTTCTTGGCGTCATGGTCCAAAACTCTTTATCACTCCGACCTAGGTGGACAGTAGCCATGGTATACAAATATGCCCACGGCCACTCCCTATTATCCTGGTCGGCTACTGAGGGTCCACGCTATCATCCTTCATGGACATGGTTATTGCCTCGGTAACTTTCATCAATACGTTTTTGAGCTTTCCCATGCTCCTAATGTCTCGATTCATCCATTTTTTGACATCTTCAATGGTGATTTCTTCATCGTAGTAAAGTCCCTTGTAAACCATGTCGAAAAGTATCTCTGGATCAATTACACCGTTGACCATATCCTGGTATTTCTTCAATCCAGTCTGGACATCTCCACTATCCTTGACCATGTCAGAAAAGAACTTGAAACCGTAGCAAAGTTCTCTATCCTTGCCGTTAAGTCGAATAGTTGGAAAAACCGGTGAAACCTTATCAAGCTCGCTCATCTTATCCCCTTTGTCTAAAAATAAGGCCATGAGTTAACCCCATGGCCTATTAATGCTAAATCAGGTCATCAAGTACGGGTGGTCACAGAACCGGAAAGGTAAGCCGATACCGACACGCCAGAACCGTCCTTAATCGCCGAGTTGGCCGCAATCGCATTGTAAACGGCGGTATTCGACACGTTCGTGGTGATGGTAACGGTGATGGTGGAGTTGGCCAAACCAGTGCCAGCCGAAAGAATTGCGGCAGTGATAGGACCAGCCGTGGTTCCGTCAGCAACCTTCAACACTTGCAAGGCCGAGGCAATGGCGGTGATAGAATCAGCGGGAAGAACGAAGGGGTAAGAAGCAGAGTTGGACGCCTTGGAGAAGGTGGCCAACATGGTCTTGGTAGCGCCAGCACCAGCAGTAATTGCAACAGTGAGCGCCGAGGCGTCAGCGGTGGCCGAGATAACGGGCTGATTGAACCACCCGGTAAGAGTGGCGGCGGCAACAGCGGTATCATCGGTACGGGCAGACACACGGTAAACACTGTTACAGATCAAAGGAAGAATCGCGCCTTCGATCATAACAGACTGGAAGGCAACCGAAGATTCCTTGGTGTTGGCATCAAGCGAAGGTTTGTTGAACTTGACCTTTCCAAACCACACATAGGAAGAAACCCCGCCTTCCATGGTGATCTTAGCACCGAAGGCAACATAGGGGGAAACGGAATCAACTTTTTCGACAATCACACCATTGACATAATCGAAACCGAAAAGTCGGTTACGGTCCTGGGGCTGGATATCGGCAATGTCAACCGACAAAGCCTGATCACCAACGAACTCACTAGCGGCGAAAACCGCATTGTCGCCATACCAGCGAGTGAGGCCAGAATTGGACTGGTAATTAAACTGTTTCAACCCGACAAGAGGGTAAACAGTTCCGTAGATAGCAGTTCCACCAGCAACGTCGGTACCATCGGTCAAAAGCGCGTAAACAGCATCCTCACAACCAATCGAAAGTCGGGGGGTAGTGGTAGACATAAATGCTCCTTTTAATCCGGGCACCCCCGGACAGTATTAGTATATGACCATATAGCATCATGGTCAAGTAAGAACCGAAGTTGTCCTTTTGCTATAACGCATTACAGTATGCCCATAGTCGCCAGGATCTTGAAGGTCAGCAGAATAATCACGATTGTACAAAGCGGCCTTTAATGCCGTGTCAACTGCGTTACAAATGGCAAATGTTGAAGTATTCGGAGCGGTAAATACATGGCATTCCATTTCGACATTATCAGACTTCGCTTCGTTGTCATAATAGTTTTCATCATCGTTGTAATCGTTGGTCTTTTGGTAGGTAATCAGTGGAAATGTTGCACTAGCCGGATACCAAGTCTTGTATATTCTAGTTGCAGGAACTAAGGCAGTAACGGCACTAGCCCCGATAAGAATGGCACGGAAGGCAGTATTGTGATCAATCATAGGGCTGTTTTCAACCTCCTAGCGATGACTTCGCGAACTTGTGCACGTTTCTGGTTTAGAGCAGGGAGTAGAAAAGGCTGAGGCTTCATTTTACTAGTTCCCCACTCTTGCATAGGGGCATACTCGACCGCCGTACCAATCTGCCCAACAGGATACCCCTTGCGTTCGATGATACGATGGTTGATAGACTTCCTGAGTAGCCCTGTATCGACTGGTGCAAGCGTGACAGCTTGACCCTCGACGATGATAGAGCCCTCTTCAATCGCTACCTTGAGCAAGGTGTCAATCTGCACCGACTTACGAGTAAATGCTTGCGCGAGCCTATTAGCCTGGACCTGGATAGGATCAACTGCCATTCCAGACCACCATGATAGCCTCATTATGGCCTTCCCATGGGTTTGGAGGGCCGGAGATCATGTAAGCATCAAGAGTAACCTGATCCACGATCTTCATGCCTTCCTCAAGTTCGATGCCAGTATCGTAGAACAACACCTTAGCCTTAGCTTCTGTCGAGTCAAGGCCAAACTCAGCACGACGGGAGGCCGTCCTAGAGAGTGGCTGGAGATCGCCTTGGAATGTGGCTACAAGGGTGGACGTAGGAACAGGGATACCTTCGCCATCGACCACGCGAGTCACGGTATACGCCTTAATCTCTCGGTCATGCCTGGTCATTCTCATTCAGCTACCCACCGACGAGGATAGACCGTTGAGCCCAATGGAACGCCTTCTTGGCCATGAATGGCCTTACCTTCAGCAAGGTCATCAAGAGGAATACCCCTGCGGTCACGATATGCTTGCATCTTCTGAGCAAATTGAGCCCCGACCAGTTTCCATTTATTCATCATGGCCTCGGTTCTCATGGAGTAGCCAGACAGGCCCTTAGAATTGGTGCCACTTTGCCTAGTGTAGCTGTAACCGCCCTGAGTCTCTGAATCAAGGCCAATAGAAGACCCGCCACCAGCGGTTTCGGCCATCTGTTCACCGATCATTCTAGCGGCAACAATGGCAACGCCAGAGGGCCAAACAACTACTCCGTCAACCTCAAACGTATTGCGACAATAAGTGATCAGATCATCTTGGATAATCGGAATCATCATGCCTATCAAAGCATCCTTAGAAGTCCCGCTAATCTGCAAAAGCGTCTTGACTTCTGTAGGCGTGATAATTTGATAGTTCCATTTCGCATAAAGCGTCATGTCGCCAGCAACGGTATCAGTAGCAAAGTCCCACTCGTTAACGCAGGTGTACTCCGTGAACCATCCGTCGAGAACGTAATCAGCATACGTCGGTGCTGTCGGGGTAGTTGCAAGTTGTCCGATGGTTACGGTCTGAGAAACGACACTGGAACCGCCTTGGGTATCGAAAATTACGGTGGCCATTATTTTTTCCTCTTTTTCTTGGCCTTCTTAGCCTCATTTAAGGCAATGGCAATGCTTTGCTTCTGACTCTTTCCGTGTTCCATTTCTTTCTTAATGTTTTCTGAAATCGTCTTCTTACTATAGCCCTTTTTCAATGGCATGGTAAGCCTCCTAAATCTCGTAAATGACCTGAGCAAAATGGAATACAATATCAGCGGCGGCACCGTTCACAACTTCGATCAAGGTCTTTGACTTGTTCGGCCTCAGAAAGAAGGCAATCCCGCCAGCTGTACCGCTTGCAGATTGATTACCTTGTGATACTCCTCCGACAAGGTACTCTAACACAACGTCACCCTTTACGCTCCCCGTTGGCCCAGTTGTGAAGGTGGTAGCGGAAGTCCTTTTCTTCGATAGTGTATTCAAATTGATACACTCAAATGGAGTTCCGCCGGAATATTTTGTATTACGATAGATGTTGACCGTGACTGGGCCAACTGAAGTTTGAAAGAATGGCGGCATAACTACAATCTGACCCATCATACTAGAAGTAGGAATAAAGGTTGTGTAGTCAATAAGGATGTTAAGTGTCGCACCATTTGCAATGGCAAAGTTTCTTTCAAATCCAAACCCGACACCACGAATTACTCCGTCTCTAGCATAATCAGTGGTAACGATTCCATCGCCAGAGTAAGATGACTGTTTAGGATTTATTTGGACATTCACGATCCAGCCTCTTCTTCATACCAGAAAACATTGAAGTATCCAACAGTTGCCGTAGTAGATCCTACGTTTTCAAATCGCATTGTGTAAGTTCTTCCTGGCCTAAGAACCCATTCATTAGCCGAGCCGTCACCACTTCCACCAGTAGCATTTGCCGCATTGCTACCACCACCAACTTGAGCGTATTCCAGAATTGTTCCTTCGGTGGAAATTGTAACGCCAACAGTTGCCGTTACAGCAGAGGTATTTTTACTATTTCTATTCTTGTTTCTGGGAGTGACAGGAGTTCCACCAGTAACTATGGATCCCTCAGCAAATCGCATTTGTAGAGTATTAGCTGTAGAAGAGATTCCAGCAGGTCTGAGGTGAACAAACTTTCCACTTGTTGGAGCAACAAGAGCAACAGCATAGGTAGCCCCAGCGGCCAATGATCCAGTGGTACTAGAAAGTTCAAAACCAATTCCTTGATGGATATAGGTATGGTCACTAGCGATTGCAACAAGGTATTCGGTGAACTTATCAACGTTTTTCTGATCGAAGGTAATTTTCATTGCTTCCCCCTTGGGTAAAAAGAACCCCAGGGGTTATCCTGGGGTATCAGGAATCAGAGGACCGCAATCGCACGAAGCCAATGGATGGTCAAGGTCTTGGCGGCGGCTTCTCCAGCCCGGAAGGCGATAGAAGGGGTCAGGACTTCGGTGGTCACGTTGGTGGTGAAGCAAGCAACCAAAATACCGTCAACGTACCCGTTTACAGCATATCCATCCCAGTAAAACTCATATACATGAGGATCCGTATCAAGCGTATTCGCTGAAGCGGTGTTCTTCTCTGTGGCAGTGGTGAAGGTCTTGAAGTTGACCTGAGTCACTGCGTCAAGCTTAGTAAACCCAACTCCACCGGCACTTACGTCCAAGGCGTGCGCCACGGACGCGGCAGTCAGAGTCGTGTCAACGCCAAACAATCCGACAACTAGGTCAGACTGAGTAGCATCGGAAATGGTTAGCTTGGCACCAAAGTACGCTGGTTTACCGGCCTGAAGTTTAAACTGACTACCGAGAACTTGAATATTGTCACCAGCGAAATCAGTCGCCGGAGTGGTCACAAGGGCGACGGCACCAGGGAGAACCGAAGCCGTGATGGGCGAAGTGCCGGTAGCGGTTACGGTGAAATCTGCGGCCCGGTAAGTTGTGTCAACCAACACCTTCTGTACGTCACCGTGGCCGTCAAGCCACCGAAACGGATAGCGAGGGTCAACGATGACGTTTACGCCTTCAGTGATCTTATTGGTCTGGATCATTTTTATCTTCCTTTGGCGGTCGGCCTGGCTTGGCTTTCGCCTTTCGTTCAAGTTCCTCAACTCGTTCAACGAGTCGAAGGAACGTTTTCATGTCAACTTGCGGATTGCGAGGTCTTGGCATCGGAATCTTGGTCAGTTCCATTACACCCTCACACCAGTAAACGTCACGATACCACGATCAGCCGCACCGGCGGCGATGACGTAGACCGCATCTCCCTTGGCAAGGATCGTTCGAGCGGCGTTGGCAACGACAGCACCAGCGGCCATTCGAGCTACAGCGCCATCAGTAGCACAAGCAATAGCGGTGCAAATGGCATCGGTAGCACCCTTGCGAGGGGTAATCGTACCGCCTCCGCTAGTCGCCTGAGCGAGTACGGAAACGTCCACAAGTTGCATCGCACACGGCGCATAGAAAGCTACGGCGGCGGTAGTGGTGTCAGCAGTCACGGCGTAGTTAACGACAATTGGGCTGTACTGGTTAAGCTCGTTGACGGTTTGTACACGGGTAACGCCTTTACGGGTAAAAGCAGGCATGGTTCCCTCCTTTTAGGGAAAAGGCCCTGAGTTTCCCCAGGGCCAGTTACTTAGGTGATCTTAGGCAATCTTGTGACGAAGAACAACGAACCCGGAGTTCTCGGCGTTGTACACTCGGTCCCAGTTTGCGGCCAAGTTCAGGTTAGCATCGGATGGGGTGATACCACCAGTGACGGTGTTTTCGGTCCACTTGAAGCCAACAGGATGCATGGCGAAGCAACGGCGGGTATAAATCTGGTCGATGCCGAAGCCCTTGGAAGGGTCTCGGAACAGTTCAGTAGGCATGTAACCCATCGAGGTCTGGCCAAACTGCAAAGCGCCATTCTTCAGGATGTAGCTGTCATAGGTTCCCGAGTTGACATAGGCATTGCGGTCAACGATCACGCGCATACCCATGTAAAACTCAAGGGGACGTTCCTGGCCACTAATCGGCACGAAGTCGATCAGGTCAGCCTTGCGAAGAACTGCATAGGTAGAAGGGTGGACCAGGATGGCGGCAAAAGCACCACCGTTCAGGTCGCCAGCCGACACCGTGCCGTTCTCGCCAAGCTTGGCCTGGGCGTCGATAACAGCAGAATCGCTGATAATGGCGGCGGTACCAGCACCACCGGAAATGTCGTTCACAAGGTCGCCGGAATCGTTGGCGATATTGTCAGCAACTACGCCCTTTAGGGTAGCAATCGACAAAATGTCGTAAGCCTGAGTCCAGTAAGCACCAGACTTTCCACCGAGGACACCAGCAATATCATCTCCAGCCGAGATCGAAGCAATGGAGTTAGTTCCCCAAGCCTTTTCACGGAACTGGCGGCGAACTGCCTGAGAACCGCTAGTTGCATTGTTGATCGTGGTGGCAACGGATTCCGAAGGGACGTCTCCAGAGGTACCAGCGGTGTCTTTCCAGAAGGGAAGGGTGAAGGTAGTACCGCCGCCAGCCAACAGGCCAGAAATCTGAGCGTTTTCGACAATGACGCCAGAAGTGAAGAACCTGCTCTTGTAGATGGCGGGTTCGAGATTGTAAAGCGTAAAGACGCTAGGGACAATGACGTTAGTCAGTTGCGTTTCGGCCATTTCTATTTCCTTTTAGCAAGCCACTCTTCAGACGTCAAAGGCTTCATACTCCCAACTCCTTAATAATCGACTTAGCCACGCCACGATTGGTAGCTTGGTTCATTAGCTCAATGGCCGTTTCCTTTGTCTGTACCGCATTGTCACTATCCCAAATAAGCATACCGCTTTCCTTGTGGCTGACACGGTATCGAGATATCCCGTCGATTTCGTGGTGTAGTACGAAGTTCATACCTTCCCAAGG